CTTGGTGTCATTGCTTACAAGAAACGCTCCACCAATCGTAGTTGTACCGTTGATGTTAAACGATGCTTTGCTTGCTGTATTTGTAACCACTGATGGGTTAGCCGTTGTTGCCGCAGCAAACGTAGCAGCAGGACGGGTCGAGTTGCTGTACGTTGTGTTCTCAGTCCAGCCAGCGTGTGACGACATGGTATCGCCTGCGGCGGGTGTATTCGATGCTCCAGCCCCATAAAGACCAATATACCAAGAAGTGATACGTGCCGTAGCACCATCAAGCGACGTGCCAGCCATATACTGGAGGCCAACATTGACCACGAGGTTTTTAGATTCAGCCGTCCACTTGAGATTGCCATCTTTGTCATAGCACTCAAAGAAATACTTGCCCATTGCACGGGCTGCTTCTTCAGAACCTGGGCGAGCAATCAACCCGCTAGCCACAACGTCATTTGTCTTTGCTTGTTCCATTATGAAATCCTTAACACAGTTGATTGATCCTACAATACCCTAACAATCGCAGTCGAGGCAAGCGGGGACGGAAAGTTGATCTGAAAGGTTTGATTTAAGGCCACTTGATCCCCACCAAAACTGATTACCGCGCATGCAGCATTAGAAGCTGAAGTGTTGTAAATTAAAGCCCCAGAGGCGGTAAAACTAGCCCCTGCCCAACTAACTGCCGAAAAGTTTACAACAGCCGCAGTCCCATCAGCCACAGGGGTCACTGAAGTAAGTATTTCTCCACCTGTTGTGTAACCATTACCATTTACAACCTCATCACTCCCCATTTGCGAATAATTCGTAGTGGACGATCCAAACACCCCAGATCCACTCTCAAGAGCCTTAAATAAAGCAATCTTAAAAACGTCGCCACCAGGATTAGAAAAATCGTGGACGCCTTTAAGTAATTCCACTTTAAAGCTTGTAGGCATTGCGGTAGTAATGGATAACGCCATGGTAATTACGGCCCAGGACTCACGGATCTAATCGGTAAGCGAATCATGCCATCTCTGTACTCATCGCGCCTACGTCGGCCTTGCTGTTCCATGCCAAGACCTTGGATGGCTTGCTGATAACTCTGGTTAAAGTATTGAAGCATCTCAGGAGGACCTTTGGTGTAGCTGTAAGCCTGGATCAAACAAGCATACAAAAGAGCTTCCGGTGCATTCAAGCTGATCCAAGTTGTTGTATTAGTACTGGAAAGCTGCGCAGGACGGTAGATATAACCTAGCTCAACAACAAAGTTTGCATTAGGTGTCGGGGCGACATAAAACGTGTTTTGATCCCACACCGAATAATACTTCGGGACCCCCGTATCACTGCCATCGGCCCAATATTCCTTCATGAAGGACGTGTCCCTAAAATCCAAGAAGACTTGATCGCCTGTGGACGGCACCGTAATCATCATGTAGCGGTGAGTTAAAATATCACCAGGAGCAGTCAAAAACTTATTGCCTGAAGTCATCGACGCTGTGGACTCTTTCTTAAAATAATCTAGATCAATATCCCGCAGCATGCGGTTCTCGGCCATCGTGATAAACGTGTTGATCACCGAATCTGTGAACACATTGCTGTTCACCTCGGTGTAGTTCCTAATGTTGGTGACGAGTTCGTCGTAAGTCATGAAATCACCACGGTGACGTTGCCAACAAACCCGTACCCAGTGACAAAGGTCTGAGGTGGATACGGTTGCATGTTCGTTCGATTGACCGTACTAAACCCAGAACCAATGCTTTGGAACGGTGCGCTAAAACCAGGGGTTCCGAGGTAGATTGTAACGGGTTCAACGCGATCAACGCGAGGGTCTTTAAGCGCAATTGAATCGCCTCGAAACTTAAGCGGGTAAAGCTGGGGTTCTTTAGGCTCGTAGTCGTCGGGACAGACCATGAACCCGCGCCAATTCTTGCGCAAGGTGTTGTACGAATACCGTTGACCACAGTAGTCACACAGGCCGAACGAGAATTTGCCCGTTGCAAAGGCCATGATTTACTGCCCGAAATCAGGAATAAAAAGTGCGCTTGCTGTGTCACGATCTTCTGCCGCTGCGCGCGCGAAGTCTTCTTCATAGATCTGCTTCAGAATAACCGTCCGCTCAGGCGCATACTTGAGCGAAATCTGGTAGGCGAGGCCCGAAGCAAGGCAGGGCAGAAAACGAAAGTTAACGTCTGCGGTATTGGTGTAGACGCCTGCATCCTGGATCCGGCGAATGCGGTAGTAGACCAACGTGTAGGCAAGATTGGGCGAGGGATAGAGGAAGACTTTGAACGTGTTAGCACGTTGTACGTACAACTGAGCAGGCTGGGCTTGAACCGTTTTATCAGGCAGGTCCAGGTACTCTTCCCGACTGATTCGATCAAGCGTGATGTCCTGCTGAGGGCTTACCCCGGGTAGGCGGATCACTGCTGAGAGCACGTTTACCGTATCCGACCCAAGCGTGATTTCGTATCCTCCAGGAGACAAGGTGTAAGACGCTTGCTCAATGGTCCAGAGGTTTAAACCACGATTGGCCCAGTCAAGAAACAACAAATTCAACGACCGTCGCGCAGACGACAATTGATACCCCGCTGTGGGGCGCATGCCGCAACGCTCAAAAGCCTCTTCGATTAAATCATCAATCGAGAGGTTAAAGTCGGTCGTTCCTGAAGTTGCCATTTACGCGCAGCTAGAGCCGCCCATCCGCATTTTCTTAACACCCTTCATGGCCATGCGCTTGTGTTGATTAACCGCACCACCATTTTTCATCATCACAGGTCCGGTTTTGGTGCTGGTTTTACTCAGCATCTTGTTGCGCGGTCCTGAAGTGACCGCACCGCCACCACGCGTTGCCGCGCCCATGCCACGTCCAGCCATGATTATTTCCCCTTCTTGGCCATCTTCATGGCTTTGCCGCCTTTCTCCATGCCCATGGGCATGGGAGGCATTTTGGGCATTGCACGGCCCATGGCGTCTTTGGTTTTGCGCTTGACTGCACGGCCCATCTTGTCGGCCATGCCGCCTTTTTCGTAGCCCTTCATCATGATTTGTTTACCTTTTTTGCAGTTTTTGCAGACTCCTTAAAAGCTTGCGCCGTAGGAGCACCCTTGGAACCAACTTTGCGCATCTTTTCGCCCGAACCAGCAGCGATACGCTTGCGCTTGGCGTTGATATTTGCATATAACCCTGGTTTAGTTGCCATCTTCACTGTCCTTTTTTCGCGAGGGCATCAATCTTTGCTTCAAGCCTTTCAAAGCCTGAATCAAACCGTTCCATAATCTTTTCAAGGTCTGCACGAACTTCTGCACGAGTGATGTGATCACGAGCGATTTCCTCCCTCGTTTTGTTTAGTAGGATCTGGATGCGCTGTTGCTCATCATGTGAGTTCTTAAGCATAAACATCACCAGAGCCACCAGAATAGACGTAATTAAGTTCCAAAGAATAATCGGGTCCATTTAGCACTTCCATCTACGTCGGGCCTGCCGTATACGGCTGTTTGGGTCTTTGGCTGCTTCAGGAAACTGCTTCATCTGGCCCGCTGAACGAGCACAATATGACTTCCTTCGCGCAGCGTCTTTGGGACCGGGATTGTCCGAGGTCACCGCTGTTTTAAGCTTGCTGCCAGGGTTGGCACGGCGATAAGCCTCGACGCCCTTTTGCGTCATGCCTGCGCCCTGCTTGGTCGGTCGGAAGTTACCGCTCTTGACCGACGTCGCAATGCCCATGCCCTTGGACTTAGCCATTATGCTGCTGCCCCGCCTTCAAAGAGAATGGTCACCGTTGTTATTGATGCTCCAAGCTTGACGTAAACGCCGTCTTTGAAAAGGATGCCCTGATCAGGGATCACAAAATTCTGTGAATCAGCAACCGTTGTTGAAGCAACCTTTAACAAAAGGGGATCGGTATCAGCGTCCCCGTCGTAAAACTCAACATTGGTTGCAGCAGCCGATGTATGCGTGAAGTAAAGGCCGCACACCCTTGTTCGACCATTGATGGCTTGTCCCGTAGCGTTCTTAAAGACCGCCGATATATTGCTGGCGCTCATCAGAGCCTCCTATTAAGAGGCTTGCGTAAAGGTGATGCCAGCAGCAACCGCGCAAAATCCCTTAGCAAACCAATTTGTACCGTCGCTAATAACAGTAACCATGTCACCCGCAACCGCCTGCCCATCAACAAAAGAAATGGTGTCATCCGCAGTGCCCGTGTCACCAGCTACGCCAGCAGCATTAACGGCTTGGCCTTTGATAATGTTTGCACTTGACGCCGTTACAACCGTGTAACTAGCGCCAGAAGGAGCTGTTTTAACAATGAAAGTGTAAGTCAGTCCGGCAGCGGGGGCAGGCAGCGTTGTTGCAAACTCGGTGGCGGCGTTTAGGAAAAACGTGGTGCCAGATTGAGCAGCAGTCAATGTGGAAGCAGCAGTCAGCTCGGTGTAGGCAACTGCGCCCGTGATGTTGCCGATAAAGCCGTTGTCCGATATGACTGGGCCGCTAAAGGTTGTGTTTGCCATTAGATCCTCACATGCGATATCGGTGTATTAGTCTGCATGTCGTCAGCCGGGACTGTCTAATACACCGGGCTAACCCCGGAATACAGGCACTGTAGCACTATGGCGCGGAGGATGCAACGCCGTTATATACCCATCGTTTTTTGCCACAATCGTAGATTCTTCTTGCGCCCATTAAATAGGTCATTTCTGCCTCAGACCGGGGGTCCGTATCAGCGTTAAAACTGTCAGTACTCCCGTGTTCAATCAGACGTTTCTGAATGTTTTTACGCTGATAATGGCTCTTGGACCAAAGTCCTATCTTGGGGCTCCAGACTTGATAGTCAGCGGGAATCTCTTCCTCAAGCTTAAAGCCCAGCTTCTCGTACATGCCTCCGTCAAAGTAACGATTGTCTGAGAAACTCTTAACCACCACGTCTGCATGATCTTGCAAAAAGGCCCGGAACAGACGTGATGCAGCCCCCACCACGGTGATGCGTGTTGCAAATCGGGACAATGTCCAAACTCGTTCCGTGGCCCCTCGGTCATTGGCCCCAAAAGTAAAACGCATACAGGCAACAAGCAATTCACCATGGTAGAGACCGTAATGGGTGCCTGATCCATTACCGCCTTGAGGGTGGTAGCGATCATAAAACTTCCTAGCATCTAATGAATCGACCTTGCGCAAGGCGCACTTTCTTGCCATCAACCTGCCTTTGGACTTACCCACTGCGTTCCTGAGTAGTCTACGTATGGCAGACTCATGCCCATGCCACTCAGATTCAAAAATAGTAATCAGGCGAATGCCCAGATCGCGACAGGCTTGATGCTTTAGAGCATGTCTGCGTTTGTTCTCCAGTTCATCCTGAGCATTCTCGTGGGAATGCCAGTACATGCCACAGTACTCAACCGCCAAACGGTGCTCAGGCAGGTAAATGTCAAGCTCTTTGCCTCCCAATATTCTCCGATTTCTGGTCTCAACCGGTGTAAACATCGACAAAAAACGCCCGATTCTATCTTCCTGTTTTGAGAGTAGGTGTCCACATTGCGGACACCCATGGGCACGCTTTAGGTGGTGTTCCGCTGTTTGAGTAAATACGCCATGCTCCTTACAGCGAATCTCAAGCTTTGATCTCGCACCCAGGTAAACCGTACTACTGTAATCGTACTGGTCTCCATGAACAGTTAAAGCTTCCTCGACAAAACGATCGCCAAAAACTAGTTTTTTGGTGTCAGCGGTTTTCTTGGCGGCATTCGGAACGTTGAGTCTTTTTCCACGGCTCAAGGCTCCGCAAGAAGGACAGCCTTGTTTTTCGTACAGGTGCTTGAGAGGCGTAATCAAAAAATCCCCGTGATCCACACAGGTCACCGTGACTTTT